TCATAAATAGTTCCATGACTAGATTTGATCCATTTAAAGACTTCTTCTTTGTCACGGACATCTGGCATTTCATCATGGCATTGTAAACATAGTGGAATGATATTTTCTGGTTTGTCTTCACCACCAAGACTTTTGGGAATGATGTGACATTTTTGAAGTTTTCTTAAGTATCCACATCTCCAGCAATTTGTTGTTGCTTCAGAAAAATCAGTTCCAAGATCACATTCATCAATTTTATCAATCCAAAAGTCAACACATTCTGTTATCCACTTTTCAGATTTTGCTTTTTTTGCTTCTTGTCTATCTTCATAATTTTTCATAAATTTTTACCCAATTCTTTTCTCTGCGATATCGCAATAGTCCTTTGATATTTCGCTACCTATAAAGTTACGTTTGTTTAGGATGGCCATTTTAGCTGTAGTTCCACTTCCCATGAAAGGGTCATAGACTAAATCGCCTTCGTTGCTCCAACTAACTATATGATCATTAGCAAGTTTTTCTGGCATTGGGGCTGGATGTTTAAACGCTTCTTTGTCTTTCGAAGTATTGCCTCCACCATTAGCGTACTTCCAAACGTTATATCTCATGCCAAAATCTTCACGAAAAGATCTTTCGCCACCATGAACTCCTTTGTATTTGTTTTCTCTATCTTTTATTGGATTGAATGTTTTAGGAGAACCTTTACTGAACACAAACATATATTCAAAAACTTGATGATACCTAGTCGAACTTGGATTTGAGAATCCTGTTTTTTCATAAATCATAGTGTCGTGAATTTTAAATCCTATATTCTTAAAATAAAGAGCTTGTTCAAAGCTAGTTCCTGTTTCTCCACCATCTACACTTCCATCGGCAATAACCCAAACAACGACACCTCCAGATTTAGTCACTCTATACAAACTTTCCGCTGTTTTTTTATAATCAAAAACATAACCATTATAAATACGCAAATTATCATATGGAGGACTCGTCACAGTCAATCCAACAAATCCATCATGCATTCTCGACATTGTTTCAAGACAATCTTCATTGTAAATCCTATTAACATCTATCATTTATTTTTCCTGATAATGTTCCATACACTTAAATCAAAATCTAACATTTCTCTGTTGTCTATGATGTCCTTAGATTTTTGTTCCTTTGAATTAATTGTTTTTTTTGTTTCTGGTTTGTTCGAACTTATTTCATAAGTATAATCTTCAACGCAAAGCTGTCTTGTATGAATTAAAAAACATTTAACGACATTGTTTTTCAATCCTTTTACTTTTAAAAATTCTTTAAACGAACAAGTGCGAAGATTGATTCCAGAAAAAGCAAGGAGTATAAAAACTATAGCTTTTTCGTTATGATCTTTTATCGCAAAGTTTTTAATTTCCAATGGAACATTTGTTTTATCAACCATGCTTCTTATGCTTTGAAAAGGAGAAAGTTTTCCTTTATCATTCCATTTATCTAAAAATGCATTTAAATTTTTAGCAACGTTCAAAATATCATTATCTTCGGCACACAGCCAAAATAATATGTTTTGTTCGAGTTGGTGGTCTGAAAAGGAATAATGCTTTGCATTTTCAAAATCAGCCATTTAATATGTCCTCTATTTGCTTGTCTTGATTGTAACTTACATCTGGAAAATCAGCAGACCTAGTATCTTTCAGCTTTTCGAATTCTTTTCTAAGAGTATGACCACGATTTTGAGCATTATCATGATTTCTATCCCAAGCTCTAAGATATGCTTTTATAAGACCAACCGTTTCTCGCTTTGAAAGCATTTTTTTATAACTATCGATAACCACAGTATCTGTTTGAGCTTTAGCCTTTGAATATGTGTCGGAATTTCCCTGATCTTTAACTTGAATGTATTTTTCGTTATACAGAACATCATATTCTAATGATGCCAAGGCTAATTCCTTCTGAGCCAATTCAAGTTGTTTTCCAAAGTAATCAATCCATCCATACTCTTGTTCCATGAATTTATTGATATTAGCTTCATTGAATTTCATGTATTCTGGATCTAACCTGACATCTTTACCACATACCACGACAACAATGCATTCGTTCGGAATTTCGTCTGACATTTGAATTACCTCGTTTGATGTTCGTACACACACATTAAAATATATAATTAAATTTAATCAATGCTAGTTTGAAAAATTTATAATCATTCTTCGTCATCAAATGATTCAGATTTTTTCTTTTTCCCGCCAGCCTTAAACTGATCGAAATTTAAATCTTCTGTTTTATGAGAATTCGAAGTGCTAAATAATTCTTTATATTTTTCATTTGTTATTTCATACAAATCCAATGTACCCATGGATAAATCAAATCCTATTTTGAAATTATACCTTGATTGTCCATTTCTGTGCTTAATAACAAATACCCTTCCTATTTCAGCATCCTTCTCGGAACTTTTTTGATTAATAGACCAAAAAGCATCAAGTGGTTTGTATTGATCAAACGATGTTCCTATGTTTGATTCATCAATATATTCGTTTAATTCTAATTTTGCTGCTGATTGATTTGGCTGCATACATGTAAATGTACAATGATTTTGTTCGACTCCAAAACCTCTTAAATCCCTTAATATTCTATAAGCAGACTCGTACTTCTTAACAGTCGGATCATCTTTCATTTCTCCTACATAATCGACAATAACTAAATCTGGCTTCCAACCTCTAAGAAGCAATTGAGCGTGATAAGCTCTAATACCATTGACATCGATCATGCCACCGGGAAATTGCTTTACAATTAAAAGATTAGAATTTTCTTTGTCCTTTTTAAATTCTTCAATCGTACTCTTAACTTGATCTCTGTTCTCTTTTAATAAATTTATATCAATCTTTGTAAATTGAGATGTAAATCTTGTTGCTATTCCTATCTCATCCATTTCCATAGTTAAATATAAAACTTTATGGCCTAAAAGAACATTAGCAACAGCAGCCTTCGAAAGAGCCAAAGACTTGCCAGTACCGGGCAATCCTATCCACGAAGCTATTTGCCCATGAAATAAGCCACCTCCAGTCAAATTGTTATCTATAGAAGGAAATCCAGATGTGAATCTATCCTTACCAGCGAACTGATCTTCCATGCGATCAAACATCAAATCTATATTTAAAAAGTATTCAAGCCCCGGTTCATATGATCGCTCGATTAACATAGACTGACGCATTTGCTCGTAAACATACGCCCAAGTCTTTTCTTCCTCTGGTGCCTTTTTCATTTTTTCAAGACAATTGTGAAATGCTACTTTTACCGCTTGTACTTTAGCAAAGTAGAATACCTTATCGATAAGGTATTCTCTCGTATCAAGTCCGGGAACATAATAGCTATATAAACTTCCTAATTCAGCACAATGATACAACTGAATAGTTTTATCTTTGTCTTTTATCTTCGAGGTGAGTTCCGTGTTCATTATAAAATGATCAGGAATAGAATTCTTTTCTTTGAAGTAGTCGAATAAAATTTTCGATATCAGAACATGTATTTCATTTGAAAAATATTCTGGCTTTAGTTTGTCGATACTTTGAATCAACATGTATTTATCAGTAAGCAACATACCAAGCAATTTCTTTTGGAACATATCGTCCCATGAAAACTTCGTCTGTTGCGTTTCTGGATTCGTTAACGACTCGATTATCGCTTGTTCTTCTGGTGTCAAACTCATTTTACTTTCTCCTACTTACGAAATAACATTAACTAAGCAGAAGAACAATATCAGAAGTTACAAATTCGTACCAAGATAATCGTATTCAGACAAACTAACCAAACCTGATCGAATAGCTTTTTCTCTAGTAATTTTCTTGCCCATGCTCTTCTGGCCATTCCAAACAATTGCTTTACAATAAGTCGAAACCTTTGTGCCAATTTTTAACGATTCGGTTTTACTTGGTCTGATGTCTTTGGGAACATATTTTTTAATCAATTCGTCTAATAACTTTTCTTGAATAGGTCCAAATTTTTGTCTATTCGCCCCATGACGAGTCCTGTTGTTCCACAAATTTTGCAAAGTTAAAACTAACTTTTTATTTTTTACGGTCTTCTTGATGTGTTCCTTGGCCAACACAAGTGAACTTTCAATATAAATCTGTCTCTTGTAATAAGATCCAGCACGAATAATAGAAAGTTGAAGCTCTTGATTTATATCGTCTATATCTTCAACGCAATTG